AAGTTGTTGGGCACGTCAGACAAGCGGCAGCTCCAGCAGTTGCGCAAGCTCAACAAAGTCCAGCTCCACAGGCTACTAATCCTGAATCGGAAGATGATGAACGCGCAAAACAATTAAAGAAAATGGTGCAAGAAATTGGCGCTCCAGCAGGTAAAGAAGAACAGATGGCAGAAAATATTAAACAGTGGATAAAATAATTTAGATTTATAGTAATAATATAGTATTGAAATAAGAACTTTTGTAAGATCAAGATGAAAGACACGCTATATCGTATAACGAATAGCAGATTAACAAGGAAAATAAAATGGCTCTTATATTACACAATCCTGGGGCAAACCCCTTAGGGCAATTTGACGGTTATTTTGGCGAAACACTAAACTTCAAGGGCGGCGAAGTCTGCACTTGGGCAGGCATGGCATTCCCAGCTGCTGGCGCAGTTGACGTTGATGCTGACGGTTATGTCATTACATCAATGGGTAAAGCAGTTCCAGGCGTTTCACGCGCTCTTCTAACTGCAACCAGCAAACCACTCTTCCTATCGGATGATGGTATTACTGGTTACGGCACACTATTCGGCGCAGTAGTTGGTGGTCTACTTGGTCAACAAGTAAATGGTCCATATTCTTACACTGGCGCAGTTCTCGGTCCACACACCGCAACTGCTTCAGGCAAAGTAACAGTATGGGACAAACCAGGTCTCTACGGAACAACTCTTGATGCAGTTGATACAGCTGCAACCGGTCTAGTTCCAACTAACTTCACCCTATCAGTTGGTGCAGCTCTAACATACACAGCAACTGGTCTTCTAACTCCAGTTGGCAGTGCAAATGCTCTAGCTGGTGCATCAGTTGTCGCACGTCTAGCATCATTCGAAAATAACGGTTCACTCGTAACTACACCAAGCTCACTAGTGTCAGCTCTAAACAGCCCATCTGGTAGCGTATCCAGCCTACAACAACTTCGTTTTACACAAGCTGTTTACTGGTACAACGGAGCTGGTGGTAACGCATAATAGTAACTAACTAGAAATAGTTATTAGATAGTTTCAAAAAGCCTGGCGGAAATGCTGGGCTTTTTGTTTTTAATAATAAATTATAAATAATAATCAACAATGCACAATGTTGTATTCGGTTAGAAGATGAATGTAAGTAAACAATCTAACTAAGGATATAATACAATGACAAATTATAGAAATCCAAATGTTGGTGGTATTCCCGTAATACTACCACAATCATACTGGGATGAACAACAAAGACTCATAGATCATGCAAACGGATATGATTATACTACTAACCCTACTAACAACAATCCTGTTAATAATACTGTAAATGGGCGCACATTTAATCGTACATTTGATGGTCGCAGGAATAATTTTGGTTTTAGAGACGGCTATCATGATGGCTACGGTTTTAGAGACGGCTATCAAGACGGTTACGGTTTTAACAATGGCTATGGGGACGGCTATGGTAACAGAAACTGGGACGGCAGCAATAATTGGAATGGAAACGTAGACGCTAATGGCAATTGGAATGGAAACGTAGATGCTAATGGTAATTGGAATGGTAATGTAGACGGTAGTGGTAGACCACACGGTCAATTTGCTGGTCGTTCACCAACAGACGGTTCTACTGGAATGGAATGGTACTTGCCTCAAAATCAAGGAGTTATTCCACAACAACAACGATTACATATGAATACATGGAATCAATTTGGTCGTTATAATACTAGGTTTGTAAATAGTTCAAGCAATCCATCATATAATAACAATCCTTACAATAATGTTCCATATAACAACGGTCCAACAAATAATAACCCATACAACAATGGTAGATTTAATAATGGTCCGTACAACAACGGTCCAAATAATAATCAATTCGGTAATCCTAATAATAGGTTTGCACGTCGTCGTATGTTCTAATAAGTAGATTATATACTATAGAATGCTGAGTAGCTTAAGTGCTATTCGGCATTTTTAGTTTAAATAATTTATTTTTATAAACATAGTAATATTGAAACATAAGATCAAAGGAATATTTTATTCCAGCTGGGAAACTGGCAACAAACTCAACAATAATCGGAGAAAATACATGTCTAATTCAATGTTCGATTCAAAAGGCGAAATTAACGCCTCTAACGTAAAAGAAGCTTTTGCACTTATTGCAAAATTCGCACAGACAATGGAGTCAGGTGCACCAACAAATACTGGTCTAACATCACCATCAGTATCAGATAACAAACGTGATGAACTTATTTCTCGCGCGATTTTAACTAATGAAGGTAAACTAGCTCTTGCACAAGCAATGGCAAATCCAATTCGTAGGAATTTAGACTATCACGGAATTGCGCGACGCGCATTAGTCGTTGATCCTTTGCCACAAGGTGCACTACCAACATACGATCGAGATATCGATGTTGCAGCAGTCGTAATCTCATCCAACGGTACCGGTCCAGAATCACGCGTATTCGGTGACCGCGTAACAGTTCCAGAATTCGAAGTCTATTCGAATCCAACTGTTCGTATCGCAGAAGTTAAACGACGCCGCTTCAACGTAATCGACCGTGCTGTTCAAAAGGCACGTCAAGAAATCATGGCACAAGAAGACACGAACGTTTTCGCAGCCATCGATTCAGCAGCATCAGTTGAAAACACTGTAATGGATATCAGCGATGCTGGTCTTCTAAAGCGTGACCTTCGTGAAATCAAAGTTCAAATTGATCGTTGGGACTTAGTAACAACCAAGTTCTTCATGAACATCAATGAGTTCAATGATATCCTCGGTTGGGGTTCCGGCGGTGGACAAGGCGTTGGCGGTGGTGAAGTTGACCCCGTTACACAACGTGAAATTCTACAAACAGGTCTATACGCACACATTTGGGGTGCAGACATTCTCGTGTCGAAGATTGTTCCTGCTGGTACAGTCTACGGCTGCAGCGACCCTGAGTTCGTGGGCGTAATGCCAATCAGGCAGGATATCGAAGTTCTTCCAGCCGATGAACCAAAACAACTAAAGTTGGGCTGGGTTGTCAATGAAATAATAGGGATCGGCATTGTGAATCCACGTGCCGTTGCAAAAGGCAATAAATCAGTAATAATCGGAGCCTAGTAGTTTTCTTCGATAAATCAAGTAGTTAGCTTAACGGCATCGAAATAAAAACTCGATGCCGTTTCTTTTTGTCTCTGCATATCTGCCTATTATGTCATTTACTTGCTACCCGCACTTGACAAACTCGTACAGGTGCTTATATTGTAAGGAGAAATGGAGATCGTCATGGCAAAAAATCAGGGCAAACTGACAGGAAAAGAAGATCAAATAATCAAAGATTATATCTCAGGTGATGGATCAGAAATTCTTGCACAAAGATACGGAGTAAGTGGAAGCTCGATTCTCAAATTTTTGAAGAAGCATAATGTTCCAATTCGTCCACGTAAAATCACACCAAAAGATATGAAAGAGCGTTGTATTGAAAGATATAAATCAGGTCTCTCATTAGAAGCCTCGGGAGAGCCAGACGGATTAAGTGCAGCTGCCGTTCTCATGTACATGGAAGAGTATAATGTTCCAACACGAAGTGCCGAAGAAGCACATAGAAAATATCCTATCAATGAAGATTTTTTTGACAAAATAGATACCGAGGAGAAGGCTTATTTTCTTGGCTTCCTATATGCTGATGGATGTAATCAGATGGCTAATTATTGGGCAACTGTAATATCATTAGATGTTATTGATGTTGATATTTTATACCGTTTTTCGAAGATGATATACAAAGATGAAAATACCGCGAAAGAACAGATAAAATTTAGCAATAGGGAACACGAAGGTAAAAGAATAGAAGCTCGTCTATCAATCAATAGTAAATATATATGCCAGCAAATGCAAAAATTAGGCTGCGTATCACGAAAGACATTCATATTAGAATATCCTAAATGGATGCCAGAACATCTACATCGTCATTTTATTCGCGGATATTTTGATGGTGATGGAACTATCAACAATGAAACTAAAACCCTCTCTGGATGTAAGATTGTGTCAACTCTACAGTTTTTGGAAGGATTGAAAAAGGTTGTTGGAATAGATTCTAGTATTGGTAAACACGACCCAACTAATAATAAAAATACCTATCTTTTATATTATTCTGGTAATCGAAATCAATGGTTATTCCTACACTGGATCTATTCAGGATCTACAATATATCTTCAACGCAAGTACGATGCCTACATGCGTTTCGCAGAAAAGATGCGCGTAATAGACGAAAAAACATCTGCCGGAACACAAGGATATAAAAAATCTAATCTACTAAAAACATCATCACTAAAATAACAACTACCCCCAATAATCTCACATATATACATAATGAACAACAACATCTTCAAGCTAATTCTAAACAACGTAAAACAAGTACACTCTTCAATAGAAGATCGCGTTGATGCACAAGAGCTACGTGTTAGTGCGTTGAAAAATCTCGCTCAACCAATAGTAAAAAATGCTTTCGACACACGTAGGATAAATCAAGATACGGATTTTAATCCACGCAGAAATCTTCAACATTACCATAGAAGTGAGCCATTTATTACTAAGGATGCTGCCGAACAAATAAAAACATTTTTCAAACTAAAGACAGCTGTTGATTCTATAAAAGAAGATTTTCTTGGAGATTCAGATTGGTTAGATAGTTATGCAAGAATACTTAGTACAGCGTTAGACAGGACACTTCGCGTTGAGCAAAAAGATATGGATTTTTTTCAACCACAGATGGATTATTTAAATGAAATGCTATATCTAAGATACAGAATCAAAGATGATGATATTTCTAAAATGAGTGAAACAGAATTAAAAAGCATCATACTCAATAGAGATGAAAAATTATTTCATAAACAGATTTTTGCTAAATATAAAAATAATGAAATAAAAAAAGAAACAGCTGAACAACCAGTAAATAATATTAAAAAAGAAACAGCTCAACAATCTAATGATATAGTAACTGGGCAACAGCAAGAGTCAAAAATTATTAGTAATAATAATTCTAACTCTCTTCGTAGTAAAGATGGTGATAAAGAAATTAATATCACAATCAATGTATCATAGGATAATATAATGGGAATGGATAGTTTTGCGCCAGGGTCTAGAAATCCAAACTGCTTCGTAGTGCAGAATATCACTCATCCTAAAAAATTAATTCATATATTCCACTATCCAATACATCATGGTCGTACTCGAGATCTGCTTAAGATCCCTGGTGTAGCGGAAGATGATATTAGAGCATCGCTATTAAAAGGAGAAATAAAACATAAAATATTATGTCGTGATATAATTGTTTTATGTAGTGATATTGATCTATTGCAATTTAATGCAACGCAAAAGGCATTTCTTCAATCAGCTGGAATAGTAAATGGTCTTAGTGTAGATTTTCCAGAATTAACACAGGAAGTAGTGGACGCCATAAATGCTGGTGGCGGCGGGGGTGACGGATATATTACTTACTTATTTAGACAGCGCCAAACATTAGTTGGTGCGATAAATGGTACTAATAGAGTTTTTACAACTCCTAATTCTGATAAGTTTATTGATGGTATTTATAATAATAATGAGTTTCATATTTATGTTACACATAATGGGCATGGCATGAAATACGGGATTGATTATTTAATATCCGAATCTGGTGGTGCAGGAACAGGATATGATACTATAACATTCATAAGTTTTACGCCTATACATAATAGAAGTATTATTGAAGCTACCTATGTAATTAAATCTCCATAATTATTTTTATATCTATGGGTAATAATTTGATATTGAGTAAGAAAGATCATATCAATTTTATAATCAACAAGGAAAGCAATGGCTTCATATAGACTTAATGCACTTGACCAAGCTTTAGATATAGCTGGTTCGTTATTTCAAACATCAAATATGGTACTTGCCGATGAGTCCAATTTTCTTGGCGTTGGCATATTTGCACAATCTGGTTCGGCTGCCAGTATCACTACTGTGAGCGCCGGGGATGCAACTATTACTGGTCTAAGTGGTATGACAGCCACATCGGTTGGACATTTTCTAACAATATCCGGTGCAGCAAGCTCCGGAAACAACGGAACATTCCTAATTGATTCTTTTATATCAGGCACATCGGTCACAGTATCAAATCCAAATGCCGTAGCAGGAGATGCAAATAACGGAGCAATAACCTGGACAGAACGAAATCCATACAGTCTACAAGATGATCTTAACTACGAACGTACAGACCGCGCTGCAATCAAGGGTGTTGGTTACGATGCACCAATCCCAACATATCAACGACCAACAGCTGTTGGCACTAACGTTCCAGCAAATCTATCAAACATTGCAACAAAAACTACAGATGCCGTTGCATATAACGTAAATCGTGGAATATTTGGTGTTGCCGTTCAAGATGGTTATACACAAGTAACTCTCACATCTGCTGGCAATTTCAAACATGCAGATACTGTAAATCAAACTGGTGTTCCATGTTTTGATGCTGCACCATTTACTGGTGATTGGGCATCATGCTATGTACACATAGTTGACGGTTATAATACCGGTGATGAGATGGTTGTTCTTTCTGGAGCTCATGCTGGCGAAAGAAT